AGCGATCCGAATCCGACTGGAAAGCATACTATGGATCCAGTGAGCTACTCAAAGCTAAGATCAAAGATTCTGACAAGTCCCTCTTCAAGCGAGAAATAATTTCATTACATAGCACTAAAGGTCGTGTGAACTATGAAGAAGTGCGCGAACAGTTTGCGCATGAAGTATTAGAACGGGATGATTACATCAATGACAACATCAATGGCAAGTGGCACAGAAGCCCAGAACACATCAGAAGTAAATCAAGATTCTCTACCCTCGCATCTGGGCGGACATCTCAACAAGACACACAATGATCGCGGAACACTTTCGTTTTTGATTAGCGAATTCGGTATCAAGTCGTTCCTTGATATTGGTTGTGGTCCTGGCGGTATGGTCGCGCTCGCTCAGATGCGCGGTCTGGAAGCACTTGGTATCGACGGTGACTGGGAAGTAGAAAAAGAAAAGGATGCGCTGATTCTCATTCACGACTTCACCAATGGTCCTTGCTTCACCACGAAAGCTGAGTTTGATCTTGGTTGGTCAGTAGAGTTTCTTGAACACGTCGAAGAAAAGTATCAAGACAACTATATGCAAGCATTCGCTCGTTGTAAATATGTCGTAGCAACTGCTGCGCCTCCAGGCTATCCTGGACATCATCATGTGAATTGTCAGCCGCTAACATATTGGCGTGATGTATTTGATAAGTATGGTTTCGATTACGATAATGATGTAACGCAGCTTATTCGAACACAAAAGTCAACTATGCAAAAGCCATTCATGCAAACAACTGGTATGTTCTTTAGGAGACGATAATGGGTTACATTCCTAGTGATAATGTAGTAATCACACGCGCAGATCAAATCGCTTATGACGAAGGTCTGCGTCAGTTTATGCTTGGTGTCTATAATCATATGACATTAGCATTAGCTATCAGCGGTCTCGTTTCGCTTGGTATCTCGATGAGCCCAGAACTTATGGCTAGTATCTGGGGAACACCGTTCAAGTGGGTTGCAATTTTCCTTCCTGTTGTTTTGTCTTTCGGTATTCCTTTTGTCTTTGATAAGATAACAGTTAGACAGGCTCAGATTGCGATGGGTGTGTTTGCCGCAGCGATGGGACTTAGCCTAAGTTCTATCTTTATGATTTTCAAGCTCGGTAGTATTGCTCAGGTATTCTTCATTACCGCAGCCACATTTGGCGCTGCTTCGCTCTATGGCTATACTACAAAAAAAGACTTGACAACCTTCGGTTCATTCCTTATAATGGGAGTCATTGGTCTTGTTATCGCTGGGCTCGTAAATCTGTTTCTTCAGAGTTCGATTTTAGCCTTTGTCATTAGCTGTATCTCTGTTCTTATCTTTACTGGTCTAACAGCTTATGATACTCAGCAACTCAAAACAACTTATGACTTCACGACAGAAGATGAACGTGAGAAAGCAGGTATCTATGGTGCTCTTCAGCTTTATCTCGACTTCATCAATATCTTTGTGAGCTTGCTCCAACTAATCGGAGATAGAAAAAATGATTGAGCCTATCCGCATCTTTGTAGGAACTTCTGCGAACAATGAAGACGCTGAAGCAGAAATGGTGCTCGAATATACGCTCCGCAAGAATACAACTCTTCCACTCGATATCACTTGGATGCGTCAGTCACGGGATGAGTCTAGTATATGGGGTGGTTGGCAGACTCAACGCTGGTCGACGCCTTTTAGCGGATTCCGTTGGGCGATTCCAGAGGCGTGTGGATTTCATGGTCGCGCCATTTACATGGATGTGGACCAACTCAATCTCAAGGATATTGCTGAGCTGTATTGCATTGATATGCAAGGTAAGCCTCTTGCTGCTCGCCGTGGCGCTCGTTTTGGAGGTCATGAGTTTTGTGTTATCCTCTTTGACTGCGAACTGATGGGTAATCTACTTTCACCTGTTTCAAGAATGAAACCTAATCCAGACGCGCATCACAGATACATCAATATGTTTAGCGGAAGCGATCATGTCCTCGATCTTGATCCGCGCTGGAACTGTCATGACGGTGATGGTCGCACCATTGACGATATCTGGCATCTGCACTATACTGAAATGGCTACACAACCGTGGAAGCCTGCTTGGTTCACTGGTGAAGGTCGCGAGCATCCGCGTCAGGATTTGGTGAAGCTCTGGCATGATACGAGAGCTGAAGCTGTGTTGAATGGATGGACTCCTAATCTACATAATGATACGTTCGGTTCCTATAGCATCATTGGACGATAAATGAAACTCTTTGCATCATGCGATTCTGGATATCTTCGCGCGCACGCGCCTGCTCTGGTTGCAAGTGCTGCGTGTGCCGAAACCTCGATTCATCTTCACGTTATTGATCCGAAAGAAGAAGATCATCAATTCCTAGATCATCTTTCGTCTAGATATCATAGCATTGCAGGATGGCCACAGAGCGACTTCACACATTCGACAGCTCCTATGTGGATTCAGAATCCCGCCATTCGTCAAGATACTATTCGAACTCTGTATGCGACGGATCGTTTTCTTTCTGTTATGACACAGATGATTGCTCGTCCTGATCAGTATCTTATTATTGATACAGACTGTCTCATCATGAAGCCTATCAGCGAAAGCAGCTTGCATGGTGACGTTGGTTTGTTCTTGCGCGATCCACTGCCAGGAACTGTTGGATGGGAAGCTCAGGGAACTCGTTGTGCAGCTGGTGCAGTTTACTATTCGTCTCGCGCGATCGACTTTGCTCAAGCTGTTGCGAATCGTATTCGTCAGGGTCCTATCGCTTGGTTCTTAGATCAAGTTGCTATCAGCGAAACCTATGAAAACATGAAGGATCGTTACAACTATCAGTATTTCGATGCGAACTTCATGGATTGGGAGTTCAAGGAAGGAACTACAATCTGGACTGGTAAAGGCCCACGCAAGTATGATAATCCAACATACGTTGCTAAGAAGCAACATTTTGATAGGATGATGCGATGAAAGTAGCAATTCTATTTCCTCGTCTTGACGTCATGTTCAAGGAAGGTCCAGTTCCTGAAACGCGAGGTGAAATCCCGCCGATTCGTATTCCGTGGCAAACGATGGGGGATCGACTCCTTCATCGCCATCGCACGAAAGGTGATCAGGTCCAGTTCATTGAAAAGCCGCTCTGGCAGTTTACTCCAGAGTTCGTTGAGTCGCTAGACGCTGATATCGTTTACATTCCACATAAGTCTGTAGAGACATTCCCTGTTCGCGATAAGATCGTTCGCTACTATATGCAATCGGTTTTTCCTTGGCAGTTTTATATCGACTCCAAGGGATTCGCTGGTGGATCTTCTTGCTATCCGTTCTTGATTGACAAAGACCGAAACGTTCCAGCAAACAGCTTCTATTCTGAGATGCAAGTTAGAGCTGCGATGGGTGGAAGCAAGTTTGAGCAGCCTCCTTCGCAAAAGCTAAATCTACCTGAGGAGTATTTCTTCTTCCCGTGTCAGATTCCTCACGATGAAACGATTAAGTATCATTCGGATGTTTCTGTATTAGACGCTCTGGTTGCGACTTGTAGAGCCACCGAAAGACTAAATATACCACTAATCGTAAAGGGGCACCCTGTCAATCCTGGCAGCATGGCTAATCTTTATCAAGCGGCTAGTCAATTCAAACACGTTTTCTGGGTCGACAACGTATCAATTCACGACCTAATTCCCCAAGCAAAAGCAGTTATTGTAGTCAACTCTGGCACGGGCATGGAAACGATGTTACATAAAACGCCGATTGTTACATTTGGTAGATGTGAGTATGATTGTGTGAGTAATAGAGCTACGACTGATAACATCGTCGATATCCTAAGGGATCCTAAGTTCGACGAGAAAGCTGTTCGCGCATTCTTTGAAACATGGTATGAGTGGACTTACGATACACGAAGCAGTAAATCTTTCGAACGACTTTAGGAGACTAACATGGCATATTGGGGTTATCACTTAGTTCTCGACTGCGCAGAACTTGACAACGCAGCAATTACCAGCTATGATACTATCTACAATTTCACGAAGCGCCTTGTCAAAGATATCGACATGGTAGCCTATGGTGAACCCCAGATCGTAAACTTTGGATCTGGTAATAAGGCTGGATATACTCTCGTCCAGTTGATTGAAACGTCAAACATCTGCGCACACTTTGTTCCTGATGATGGCATGGGCGGTAATGCAATGTATCTCGACGTTTTCTCTTGCAAGGAATATGACGATCAGGTTGTTATCAATCTGGTCAAGGAATACTTTGGTGCGAAGTATGTTCGACCAAATTATCTAACAAGACAAGCATGAGGATTATAAGAATGATTGATATTGATGACGACTATGACAACTGGGAAGTAAAGCAGCATGCGCGTATCAGCAAGAAGCGCATCGGTTCTATCGTTCCCGCAGTAGTGTTCAAAACTCGTGTGCGCGATGATTCTATTGAAGGACCGAATCCATTTCGCTGGCAGGACGTGAACAGCTACGAATACTTTGGTGGCAAGCGCGTGATTGTGTTTTCACTTCCAGGCGCGTTTACACCAACCTGCTCAACAATGCAGCTTCCTGGCTTTGAGTCGATGTATGATGAGTTCAAACAGAAGCACGGTATCGACGAGGTCTATTGTATCTCAGTGAATGATTCGTTTGCTATGAACTGTTGGTCTAAGCAACAGAATATCAAGAACGTGAAGGTTATTCCTGACGGTAATAACGAATTCACATCTAAGATGCGTATGAGCGTTGATAAGAGTAATCTTGGTTTCGGTGATCGTAGCTGGCGCTATGCAATGATCGTCAACAACGGCACTATCGAAGCATGGTTTGAAGAACCAGGATTCATGAACAACTGCGAGGAAGATCCATACGGTGAGACTTCTCCAGAAAACATCATGAACTGGCTTGACAGCCAAGCTAAGTAAGAGTATAATGAAAAAAGATTGCGGGTATAACTCAGGGGTAGAGTGTCAGCCTTCCAAGCTGTTCGTCGCAGGTTCGAATCCTGTTGCCCGCTCCAAATTTCGTGACTGGCTAGAAATAGCTGTCGCGATCGCTATCTGCAATTGGATAGCACTTGTTGCAGGAATCGTCCTGTTAGTATATCATGTTATCTTTCAATAAGGAGTAAAAATGAAATATACACTCTCTGCGTTGGCACTTCTGGCGACTACCAGTCTCGCTGGTGCCGTCGATCTGCCTTCAGGAAAGGCGCAGCCGCAAGCACCAGCAAACTATGTAAAGGTTTGTGATGCTTATGGTCGCGGTTTCTTTTATATTCCAGGAACAGATTCCTGCCTGAAGGTAGGTGGTATGCTGCGTCAAGACGTAGCGTTCGTTCCTGCCGGTGATTCCTATAAGGTAACTGCTGGTGCTCGCGCTGTTGATAAGGCAGCTGCTGGTCAGAATACAGTCGGTTGGGAAACACGTGCTCGTATCGAACTCGATGCTCGCACACCAACAGATTACGGCACTGTTCAAAGTGCTATGGGTATTCGTTTCGGTCGTCGTTCAGGCGCTCTTGCTGACGTAGCACAACCAACTGGCGCTACTCAGTCAGGAACTGATACAACGCCTGTTATCGAGTATGCTTTCATTCGCTTCGCTGGCGTAACAGCTGGTGCTGCTCGTGATAACTTCTCGTTCATGCCTTCCGCAATCTATGCGGCTCAACATTGGTCGTCATTCATTATCAATCCTAAGCAGCTTGCTTATACAGCTATCCTCGGTGGTGGTCTGAGCGCAACGGTTGCTATTCAGGATGCTACTGATACAGCCATTGCTCCAGTTGATGCAGTCAATGCTTCTGCTGCTTATTATGCTCCCCAGAATGAAAAGAACATCAATCTCGTAGGTAATATCCGTTGGGATCAGCCTTGGGGTCAGGTTCAGGTTATGGGTGCTGGTCGTCAAGCACAGGTTGTTGATGCAACTGGTGCAGCTTATAACGAGTCGACGAACGTTTGGGCAGCTGGCGCTGGTGTAAAGATCAATACACCATTCACTGGTCATAAGAGCAATGCTCTTTGGTTGACAGGTGCTTATGCTGACGGTATGACTGAATACACTACAGCTTATACATCTAACAAGATGGCTAACTGGCGTCGTGAAGTCAACGGTTGGGTTATGAACAATCCTTCAATCGTTGCTTACTCAACTGGTCTTGAAACAGTAACGTCATGGAACGCTGCTGCTCTTTATCAGCACTGGTTGACTGACAAGTATCGTATCAATGCATTTGGTTCATACGGTCAGACAACTGCTCCAGAATCAGCTAAGGCTCTGGTGTGGGATGGTAAGAAGGGCTTTGGTGATTCGACTGTTTGGTCAGTTGGTTCAAACTTCGCCTGGATTCCTACACCAAACTTCGAGCTTGGTGTTGAAGGTATCTACTCAAGCGTAAAGCAGGACGTTCGTTATACTCTCGCTTCTTCAACAAACATTGTTAAGAGCGAAACAGATAACAACTGGACGATGCGTCTCCGCGCAGAACGTCGCTTCTGATGATCAGAGCCGCATACATAATTGCGGCTCTACTTTATCTAATAGCTGGACTGTTGCTCTGGTGGGCATTCGGTCCAGCTATTTTTTTGAACTATATAACAATGAGTTTCATTTGTTAGCCCACATAGCCCAACAGGCAGAGGCATGAGACTTAAAATCTCCAAAGTGTCAGTTCGAATCTGACTGTGGGCACCATAATCTATGATCACGTTTAGTCCTGATAAGTTCGGTTTCTATAGAGTAGGCGAAAGAACTACTTACAGCAAGTTTGAAGCAGTAGAGTGGTCTAGTGCTACGAACATTCCCGTTCAATGGGATTTCAATAATGACGTCTTCAGTAAAATTGACTGGAAGAAAGAACCAGAGACAGACCTCTGGGAAATGTATAAGCAACGAGCAAGACAGATCCGCGATGCGTATGATTATGTCGTATTATGGTATTCTGGCGGTTCTGATAGTCACAATCTACTTCTTGCCTGGATTGACGCTGGTCTCAAGATTGATGAAATAGCCACAACTTGGAACTATGAATCCACAGGCGACTATCAGAATCATTACAACGCTGAAATCACGAACGTTGTTCTTCCAGATATAAAGAAGCTACAAGACGCTGGACATGAGTTCAAGTTTCGTATCATTGATATCAGTCAGCACTGCATTGATCTTTTCGACACATGGAAGCTAGACTTCGAATACAACGTCAACTTTCACTTTTCACCTAACAACCCTGCTAGAAATCTGTTCCGTGAAAAGATCGAAGACTATAAGAACATCATAGCATCTGGAAAGAAGCTGTGTTTCGTTTGGGGTAAAGAGAAACCTTCGCTTATCAACTTCAACGGCAAACACTACTTCAGGTTCACTGATAACATTGATAACTGTGTCGGTCCTCATGTTCAGCGAAACTACTATCGTGGATGGTATGACGAACTGTTCTATTGGACTCCAGACTTTCCTCTACTACCAGTAAAGCAAGCACACGTCCTCAATAACTTCATTAAGCATTGTGACGATTCTCGTTTATTTGAACCAATCGTAGATGGAGGATATCAACCGAACGGTATCTCTAATCGTTTCAATATGCACTTGCGTGATCCATATGTCAAGAGCATTCTGTATCCAAAGTGGTCTAACGATATTTTCTGTAATGGTAAGACTGCTTCGTTTACATACAGCGCACGCGATAAATGGTTCCTTACGAGCAATCTGGACGATACGAAACGATATATAGATATTACGAACGCCTACTTTGCTAAAGTAGATCCAACAAACTCTACTAGCCGTAGGAACATTACTCCTCACTATAGCCCGAACTATTGGATTGAATGATGTATTCTGAATCACATGCAAGGTCAGTTGCTAAAACTCTAACGGTTCGCGTTTGCTTTACGCTGAGCCATATCCTGAATGGATTCATTGTGACTGGATCATGGATGACTGGCGTCACTATCGCGAGTTTCGCGGTGCTGATCAACATGTTTCTTTTCTGGGGACATGAGCGCATATGGAACTGGTTTCAGTGGAATCGTAAACCGAAAGATAATCTGTTCTTTGTTGACGGTCATCCTCGCACTATTTCTAAGTCCGTTACTTGGCGTGCAATCATCACTTTCAATAACTTCATGATTCCGTTCCTGACGACTGGATCATGGAAAGCTGCTCTTGCGTTTCTAACTGTAGCAACGTTCTTGAACATCGCAGTATATTACCTTCACGAGCGCGCATGGAATCTAATCAAATGGGGTAAACATGAACTTCACTAAAGATACATTCTGCACTATGCCTTGGTCGTCGATCCTGATTCTTCCATCAGGCGACTTCAAGATCTGTTGCTTCACTGGTCATACGCTCCCTAGTGGCGGTGACTCACACGGTATTGCGTTCGACGAAGAAGGTAATACGATGAACGTTCTCACGCATTCTATCAAGGATGCCATGAACTCAGTGTTCCATAAAGAGATCCGCGCAGCACAAGCTAAAGGCGAGCGCCATATCGCTTGTAAAGTATGCTGGGATCGTGATGACGCAGCAAAGCGTCAGGGTGTTCGTTCTACTTCATTGCGTGTGATTCGCACGTTCGATCAAAACGTCGAAGGTGCTGATCGCTATAATCCAGAGCGCAATCGAGTTGGTGGTCAACCGATGATTGGTTCTGCAATTCCAGAAAACGCGACAGAATGGTTGATTGATCCAAACACTGGATCCATGAAAGATATTATGCCTATCTCGCTGGATATTCGATTCAGCAATCTATGCAATGCAAAGTGCATTATGTGTGAACCACTCTACTCAACTCTGTGGTATGAAGATCATGAAAGAGTATTCGGCACTCCATATTTCAACAGCGGACTGAAAAAGTATAACATCATCAAAACGCCTAAGGTTACAGGCGGTCATACGTTCTCATCCGATATGCCTGAGTGGCGCGATGATCCACGTTGGTGGAAACAGCTTGACGAGCTCGCGCCCCATCTCCAGCACATCTATATCACAGGTGGTGAACCATTCCTTCAGCCGCAGCACGATGTGTTCTTGGATAAGTTGATCGACGGTGGATACGCTAAGAATATCGTTCTCGAATACGATACGAATCTCAGCGTCATGAATAAAAAGATTCTTGAGCGTCTGTCGAAGTTCAAGGATATCATTTTGCGTATCTCGACTGATGACGTTGGTCCGCAGTATGAGCTTATCCGTCATCCGCTGAAGTTCGACACTCTACTCAAGAATATGAGTTTGCTGAAGGACTATGGTCTGGATAAGAAGATCGACACGATCACGACTTGCATCGGTATCTACTCGATGTATGCTCCGATGAGAATGTATGAAACGTTCGCGCCGATGGGATACGATAGATATTTCATTCGCATTCTTCGTTCACCTAAAGCTGTCGATATGGCATATCTGCCTCGCAAGATCAAAGAGAAGGTGATCAACGATTACGATGGGTCTAACTTCCTTCCACATTTCCATAAGACGCACGTCGCTGGTTATTTGAAGAACAATTTTGATCTGGTGGACGACGAGCAAGCGAAGCAGCATATGAACTCATTTGTTCGATACATGGAAGGACTGGATAAGATTCGCGGAACCGACTGGAAAGCGACCTTCCCTGAAATCGTCGATTTGCTAAAGTTAGCCTACTAATCATTACGGAGCCGTTTTTATCGGGGAGGGGGCTTGTAAATCATCCCCCTCCCCTTTATTATGAGACTATGGGGTTCTCCCCTCCCCTAGCCACCCGGCTAGGGGCCCCTCTGCTATAAGGTAAAGCTCATGGACTTGGCCTCCATTTATCGCGATTTTCAAGCCCTCGAAACCGTAACGGAAAAAGTTACGTTCCTTAAATCCCTCGAAACTCTGGGGCTTCCCTACGATATCAATTACGAAGCGCTCATTCGCGCTTGGGAACGTAACCAATAAAGTTACAAAAAAGTTCAAAAAAAGTGCTTTAGGGGGCTTGTAAATAGCCCCCTATCGTGATAGAATGATAATATAAGTTCGGTTCAAGGAGTTCGTCACCGTGTCCAGTCTCGATATCGCTCTCACCATCTCACCTCTCGCGGTTCTCTGGGTCGTTATGCTCATCGGGTTCGGTGTCGTCCACTATCTTGACAATCGGGCTTGACAATCAGCTGCTCGTCAGCTATGATGATTATGTAAGTGAAAGGAAGTCACATGAAAGTTCAGTATGTTATCTCTGCTCTCAAAGCTGGTAAGAACAAGTTCACTGTTTCTCAGCTGACCGATATCATCCGCGCTGATGCGGGTGACGCTGCTCTCGCTCGTCGCACTCGTCGTGCGTTGTTCGTCGCTCGCAAAGCTGGTATCGTTCTCGAACCGATTCGCGATGGTGGTAAAGCTGTGACTGCGTATCAACTTCAGGGTTCTCTCCCCGACGTTGCGGTCGCTGCTCCCCGCAAAGCATCTCGCGCTCGCACTAAGACCGTGACCGCGAAGACGATCTCGAAGGAAGTTGCTGCGATCGTTGCTAAGAACAAAGCACCGTCGAAGAAGACTGATGCGGAAGTCAAAGCGAAGAATCTCGCTACGATGAAAGCTGTTCACGCGAAGGTGAATCAGGACGTTCATCCCGTCACCAAGCGCAAGCTGACCGACGAGCAGAAGTCTGTTCGCGCTGAGTTTGAGCGAATGGAACGTGAAGCAGAGCTTGAGGAAGCTCGTCGTGAGGAACGCGCTGCTCTTCGCGCGAACGCACCTGCGTATCTGTTCAAAGAGTCTTATTCTGAGTAAGAGCTTGGTTTAACAGTGACACAGGGGGCTTGTCAATCCCCGCTCCCTGTGTTATCATTAAGCCAAGATGAAAGGAAGTTCGTGATGATCAAGTTGTCCAAGGCTTCTAAAATGCCTGCTAAGTCGTGGTCGTTGCAAGCTCGCAAGACGTGTCCTGGGTCTATTGATCCTGCGACAAAGCTCCCCGTGGACGTCTGCGCTGGTTGCTACGCAGCTGAGGGTTTCTACATGATGCCTGACGCGATCAAAGTCCGTGAGCACAATCGTGAGGACTGGAAGCGGGCTGAGTGGGTCGATGATATGGTTGCTGAGTTGAAGCGCCAGAAGTTCTTCCGCTGGTTCGATTCGGGTGACGTATATCATCCCGCTCTTGCGTTCAAGATCTTTCTGGTCATGCAGAAGACTCCGCATGTTCGTCACTGGTTGCCGACGAAGTCCTACAAGATCGCGCGCATCCGTGCGGTTCTCGAGCGTATGAAGTCGCTCCCGAACGTTGCTGTTCGTTACTCTTCCGATTCTATGGTCGGTGAGTTCGACAATGATCACGGTTCGACTGTGATCCCGTTCGCTGACTCGGAAACGAAGGCGAGCAAGGTCTGTGATGCGTATGAGCGTTCTGGCAAGTGCGGTGACTGCCGTGCGTGCTGGAGCAAGGAAGTTGCGGTCGTTGCGTATCCTGCGCACGGTCGTCGTATGGGTAAACTGGTGAAGGAACTCGCAGCATGAAGTATATCGCCAAACCATATCTGAATAAGAACACTGGAATGAAAGAGTTCGACGACATCAAGCTGGCGGTGAAGTATCTCGAAGACTTCACTGGATACAAGATGGATTTCGTCAGGGATCGAAAGACCAAGGAGAAGACTTATGACTGGGAACTCTGCGGTAAACTTATCCGCGTCAAAACGTAATCCAATGGCGCGTGAAGTGCGCCAATCTAAGTTTCGTTTGCGTGTAGTTCGTTCGCGCAAGCTATATAAGCGGAAAGGTCGCGTAGCTCAGCTGGATAGAGCATCAGACTTCTAATCTGAGGGTCGATGGTTCGAATCCATCCGCGATCGCCACTTGACAATGGAGCCGAATCATGGTAGTATATACAGTGATCGCCTTCTGGCGGGACTCATGGGAGTTCGTAGGCGTATATCACACTCGTGAAGCAGCTGAAGCTGCTGGCGTGGCTTATGTTGGACGCTCCGATTGGGGCTTTGATGTTCATGAAGCGGAGTTACAGTGATGACTAAGGTTGTTTACAGCGCATGCTTCGGTGGCTTTGGGCTTTCTGCTGCAGCGATGAGACGCTATGCAGAACTCAAGGGCTATACCATTGCTTCAGAGCATGGATATCACTATGTTCTTGACGAAACTGGCAAGAGATTTTCTGACGATGACATTCGTCGTGATGATCCTTTCCTTGTGCAAGTTGTAGAAGAACTCGGTGAAGAAGCAAACACAAGATTTTCTGATTTACGCATCAGAGATCTTCCTGACGGGACTAAATATCGTATCGAAGAATATGACGGAAATGAATCCGTCTGCACCTTCGACGAATATGATTGGAGTGTAGCATGAAACGAATTATGGCAGTCTCAGTTCTCGCGCTTGGTCTCGCAGGCTGCAACGCGACTGTGTATGATACTGGTTATCGTCGTCCGTATCCCGTGATCGATCTCCAGACTCCTGCTCCAGTCTATGTTGCTCCGCGACCATACTACGAGTCGCGTCCCTACTATGCTCCACGACCCGCATACAATCCGTATGTGTATCGTGCGCCTGCGCATCGTTGTGCGATCGTAGAACGTCATACGCCGTATGGCATTCGTCGAGAACGAGTCTGCCGCTAAGGACTCTTAGCTCAGTTGGTTAGAGCAGCGAGCTTTTAACTCGAAGGTCCTGAGTTCGAATCTCAGAGAGTTCACCAATTCCCTCCGATAGCTCAAAGGTAGAGCAGGCGGTTGATAACCGTCAGACCGAGGATCGTTACCTCGTCGGAGGACCATTCATGGAGCGTTCGTCTATCGGTTTAGGACACTAGCCTTTCACGCTGGAGAGAGGGGTTCGATTCCCCTACGCTCTACCAAAAAAAGAACTTGACAACTAAGAAACAATGAAGTATGATACTAAATATGGTGATTCGCTGTTTGACAATCTAATCTGGTAGGAACAACGAAAGTTGTTTCTTCATAGACACACCAGTGGGTGAGAGTCCCACCTGCACCTTGATCCGTGTGGTTCGCACTATGGTTTGGTGTGTCTTTGTAGAAACAACTTGTTCGGTGTGGTGTTATGGAAAATCTCAGTGTTCCTGGGTAAGTGCACAGCCTATAGATCCCTCTGTCCTGCAGGCACGGACTAAGCTGAGTTGTAGTTGAAATAGGAGTCATGACCTGAAATAAGACTACAGAGTAAAGCAAACGATACGGCGGTTTATTCGTATCCATAACATAACATCACTCCAAACAAGTTTTTCTACGTTATAAAATGACTATGAGCATTTGCTAATGTTAGCCGTTTTATAACACATACGGAGATTAGCGCAGTCTGGTAGCGCATCTGCTTTGGGAGCAGAGGGTCGTAGGTTCGAATCCTGCATCTCCGACCATTTAGGAACTATGGCGTAGGTATTGAAAGAGATACATAGAGCATAGTTGAAAAGAAGATCGACGGACGTATCTTCTCCTAATCTAATGGACCGTAGGAATGACAGTTAACTGTCAGGTAGTCGGATAAAACTTGCTGAGTGGTTTCAGCAAGTTCCGAGCCACCTACGCCTCTCATCTTCGCACTAACCAGCGAAGAGCGTGTGGAGAGGGCGCTGTATGGGGACAGCAGGAGAGCGTGTGATCCACGCACCCCAATTTATCAACGCTAATTCGATACGTCGATTAGCACCTCCAGCTTCAGGGTTGGAGATCTATACGGAAGGGTGACCGAGCGGTTTAAGGTTCTAGTCTTGAAAACTAGCGAGCGTGAAAGCGTTCCGTGGGTTCGAATCCCACTCCTTCCTCCATATATGCGGGATTAGCTCAGTGGTAGTAGCGTCTGCTTTACACGCAGAATGTCGGGAGTTCGACCCTCTCATCCCGCACCAGTTTGGCGCTGTAGAAAGCCCATCAGAGGTCAGAGAGACCTTCAGTCTAACCAATACGGGCTGAGAACTTCTCACAGAATTTGGTTGCTGGACTACTATCCATCGGTTTCTAGATCTGATGGTGTGCTTACCAGTAGAGGATCCCGACACCTCTATAAAAACGCGGAGGAATTTGGACTGTTAGCTCAGTTGGTAGAGCAGGTGACTCTTAATCACTTGGTCGGGGGTTCGAATCCCTCACAGTCTACCATAGTTTATTTCCCGATAGCTCAGTTGGTAGAGCGTCTGACTGTTAATCAGAATGTCCGTGGTTCGAGCCCACGTCGGGGAGCCAATTCGGGGGTATAGCTCAGTTGGGAGAGCGTCTGCTTTGCAAGCAGAATGTCGGCGGTTCGATCCCGTCTACCTCCACCAGAACGGTTGGTCGCGGTAAATAGACCCGCGAGGAGTCACGGTCAGCTCCTCATTCAGTTTCGCTGGTTTAGCTCAGTTGGTAGAGCAGTTGATTTGTAATCATCAGGTCGCGAGTTCGATTCTTGCAACCAGCACCATAGTGTCGGGGTGGAGCAGTAGTAGCTCGCTTGGCTCATAACCAAGAGGTCGGAGGTGCGATTCCTTCCCCCGCAACCAATTCGCAAGGTTGGGATCTTGCGATATCGCCGATCATGTTAACAGCTCGCTGCGGCCATGATTGGATATAGTGACTAGCCACTGAAGTCTAGATGAGCAGCCGTCTTATCCCGTTTGAACCTGTCACGCGAAAAGGTGACGCTGGATGGCAGTAACCAGCAATGATTATTCACGGATACACTCGGTCTTGTTCACAGGATTGCAGCCTACGGGAAGTCGCATGTGGTGTATCTCTGAATGGTCATTGGCTCGTTAGTTCAGTTGGTTAGAACGCTAGCCTGTCACGCTAGAGGTCAGGGATTCGAGTTCCCTACGAGTCGCCATTGGGGATTAGTTCAGTTGGTAGAACGCCAGACTCTGAATCTGGATGTCCGAGGTTCGAGTCCTTGATCCCCAGCCAATTTGAGGTTTGTTATGTCACACAAAGCAAGACGTAGACCGTCATGGAAAAAACGAAAGTCTAAATATTTTGATAGACTCAAGAATGAATTGGTTGATCGTCTTGCTTTAGAAATTCGCAAAGAAATCGACAAAGAAATTCTAAGGTGCCTGAGCAAGACGGTAATGCGCGGGACTGCAAATCCTTGAGAACCCAGTTCGACTCTGGGAGGCACCTCCAACATTTGGTCAGTTAGCTCAGCTGAATAGAGCATCGCGCTACGAACGCGAAGGTCGAAGGTTTGACTCCTTCACTGACCTCCATCGTGCCTTCCAAGGGCTAGCAGCCTTATACGCTGTCTGCTACTGCACAACAGGTTTACTGTAATCCTGTGGAAGATAAAACAGTCAAGTTTCGCTGCTGTCGGTGTTGGTGGGAAACACAGATCGACAAGACTAGGACGCCGTTCGAATCGGAGCAGCAGCACTCGCGGGGGTGATGTAGTGGTAGCCTCTCTCGTTGCCAACGAGATCGTTCGGGTTCGATTCCCGATCCCCGCTCCAATTTGCCCTATTAGCCCAACTGGTAGAGGTGTCGGTCTTAGAAACCGAAGGTTGTAAGTTCGAATCTTACATAGGGCACCAGTTTCGTCGGAATAGCTCAGTTGGTAGAGCAGT